TTGTTCACATAAATTGGCACACCAAATACGCGATCTGGCTCACCAGCGGCCATGCCCGGAATAAAGATCGGGAAATCATTTGCACTACCGATACCAGTGGCGCGGATTGCGCTGATCACGTTGTCGTGAGCCATAAGACCGAACGTGTCTTTCTTACGATACGAAGCATCGATCGAGTAAATCAGATTCAACACGTCATCTGCCACGATTGCGTTGGCGGCCGCCGCCGCAGTTCCCGCAGAAGCGCCAGTGATGATTCCAGTAGGCTTAGCGACCGGACTTCCACTTGGCAATGTTGGATCTCCATTTGTGAACACTGAGTTTGTAGCTCTCGCGATTCTTTCGCCCATAGCTTCAACCAAGAACGTGTTCAGATCGAACGCTGAGTCTTGCAGTAACTGAGCAGAAACTTTCACAAGAGAGCTGAAGTTGTATGCGCTCAACTGCTTGTTCGAGAAAGTCATGTCAGCAACCGTCAACGCGCCAGACTCGCTGGTTTGAACAGCGTCGGTAGCGGTGTCGTCCACTGCTGGGTAATCTAAAAGACCGCCACCAGCTGTGTTCAATTTTTTCGCCAATCGCTCTACTTCACCAGTGAAAGCAGTTGCAACATCAAGCTCGTCACTGAAGTCTTGAGGCACCAAAAATCCGCCGAGGCTACCAGTTCCCGCGATCTGGACAGAAGTTCCTCTTTTCTGAATCAATGAACGCTCTTCGCTGTTCAATGCGCCGATTCCGTGACGAAGATACTTCTTGAAAGCAGAGCTTGAAGTCTCTTTACTTTTTGACTGACGCTTCTCTCCTTCGATTGAGGCCAATTCTTTTTTCATGTCCGCTTGACGCTCGATCACGTCGATTTGTTCTTTCATAGAACGTGCATCAGCTTCCATTTTGTCGAACTTTGCTACTTCTTCAGTAGTCAAAGAGCGACCTTCTGCTTGAGCTGTCTCCACGATAGCTGAAGCATTTTTGATCAATTCTGCGCGTTGTCCGCGCAATTCCACATTTTTCATGTTTAGAATTTTAGGGTTTTCAATTTATAGATATAAAGATTTGAGACTTCGTCTGAAGATTTCGCATCGTCAGAAGCGTCTTTTGAAGACGTGTCTTTCGATGTTGTTTCTTTTCCTTCTGTCTCGCTTTCGCGCTTCTTGAGTTCACTCGTCGCGTCGGGGTAAGCCGGCTGGGCAACTGGTGAAACGTCCAGAAGACGTGAAACTTTTTCGATGATCCGATAGGTCGTGCCGTCTCTCTGTTCCCATCGATCGCTCTCAATCAAGAAAGCGAAGGAACTCTGATTGATGTCGCCACGCTTCATGAGTTCGATCAGATCATTCGCGTATGTCGTATTTGGAAGATCTACTTCATAGTATAGTCCTTTTGTGTCTGTTGATATTCTCAGCGTTCCAGAAGAAACTCTGCCGAGAAGATAGTTTTCATCGTGATTCAAATAGGCTCTCGTGTCATCATTCATGACATCGTCGAACGCTCCGCGTTCTATTTGCTCATAGAATCCGCCCATCCATTCGCTGTCCTTGTCGTAAACCGCCGCGTAACCGCGGATCGTGCGTCCGTCATACTCAGCGGTCTCCAATCTGAATTCACGCTCTTCACGAACGGCTGACGACTTTCTGACTTCAGCGTCGTGTTTTTCAAGAGTGCTGAATCTGTGAACGACGTTCAAAGTTGGCTTTCTCTCGATGTATGCGTCACTCTCTGAGTCGTATCTGTATATTCTGATCAGTGCCGCAGGATCTTCTTCTGTGCCCGTGATGACGAAACCGGAGTCAGCTTCGAGATCTGAGTTTGTCGAGATCTGAATGATTCGTCCGTAAGCGTTACCACCAGATGAAGACCAACGCACAAAGTCGCCAACTGACAACTCGCCAGCTTCGGCTCGTTTCTCGTCATCAGAAGAGCGATCATCTTCAGACGACATCTCGCCTTTTCCAAACGTGATGACGATCTCTTCTTCAGTCTCGACGACTGATTTGATATGTCTTTCTGTTTTATTTTCTTCCATTTTTTCGATAGTGCTTTTTGCCCAGCGAAGCATCGCGTCTCCGCCCCATGCGTCATACATGATCGAGCCACAGATCTCTTTGTTGTCTTCGTCAAAATACTTGCCTTGATCATAGACTTTCGCTCTACTCAAGAAACTGAATGTTCTGATCAAAGTTTCGTCTGAGATCGTCTCTCTGTTAGCGAGTTGATTGGCTCTTGTCCATCCGACAGAAGTGCCACATTTTGTGCCGTGCTTCTCTCTGTGATCGAGTGCCTTCTGAGCGTTGTTTGACGCCGCTTCTGGATAGTCGTTATACGGCATCTTCGTTCTCGTTTTGTTTTGAAACATCAACCATGTTCAACGGCTGAAGATATGCGTCACCGCCCTCAATAGGAGCTAAATTCTCGAATCTTCTCACATCGTTCGCGCTGATCCAGCCCCATTGACGTCCTTTCGTGTAGGCTTCATAGCGTGATTTGATGTCACCGCGAAGAAGTCCTTCCATGTTGAAGCGAATGTAGTGAGCTTTGTCATTCATGAAGAGCTTCTTGTTGAACTCGGATTCCCATCTTTTGACCCAAGGCAAGATCGTATTTCTTTGGAACTGGATCCCCTGCTCTTCGATATTTGCGCGAGTTGATGAGTTCTCAATACTGCCGAGATATGCGAGAGGAATTCTGAAGAATCGTGCGATGTCAACAACACTGAACTGACGTGTCTCAAGAAACTGAGATTCTGAAGGTGAGATCGACATCTTCTCTACTTTCATGCCTTCTTCCAAGATCGCTGTCTTGTGAGCGTTGTCGAGACCAGAGTTTCGTTGATGCCATGATCTGATCATTCTCTGATACGCTTCATCAGAGAGACGGCCTGGGTGTGTGAGAACTGCGCTGATGTTCGCGCCGTTTCCGAAGAACGAACCGCCGAAGCGATCAGCCGCGAGTCCAAGTCCGATTGAATCTTTCGCTGATTCGATGACTGACTTTCCGACGATGCCGTCGAAGCTGAGTCCGATGAGATGAATCATCTCGCTGTCGTCGAATGTCTCTTTGTCGTCGATCGTATAGAATTTGGAGTCTTCATAGATTTTCACCTCGACGCGATCTGGGTGGACTGGGATCATTCGCACAGCTTGTCCAGAGGCGTCGCGCTTTATGACGATGAAAGCGTTTCCGTGAAGACAGAGATGAGCTTGACAGACTTCTCTGAATGTGAAGTCCGTCATCATATTGTTTGGCTCGTGAATTAGTTTTTCAATGTAGTGATCAGAAGCGTTGAGAACGACATCGTTCTCAGTTCTCATGACATGCCAAGGAAGTGAAGCGATCGTCTCAGAGATGACGCGCACAGCTCCGAAGACTGCGCTGAGTTGCATCGCTGAAGTTTCTGTCACACTGATTCCAGTTGTTGACTTGTTGTCTGAGAAAAGCCACTCAGCTGGATTTGACAGAGATGTCGAAGGTCTGTTCGGGTTTGATCTTAACGCATTGAACACGCGAGAGAAGAAGTTCTGATTCTCGGCCACTTTTTGTTTTGTGTGAAATTTCAGTTCAAACTTAACTATCTACGAATGAACAAAAAAAACCCAGCGCAAGATTTCTCTCGCGCTGGGGAACAACTAACAATTCGCGTGATGACGCCGCCGCGTTATTCTGTCAAGATCTTTCTGAAGTGTCGTGTCGTTCTGTGAAGATTCTGTGGACAAGTTGAGATCACTGATGTCTGATCGCCTTGAACTCTCACTTCTTCTGATCCGCCGAGATTTCTGAAGAATCGAATCGCTTGTTTCTCGATGCAGTTGTCGAAGTATTTCTGATCTGCTTCGAAGATCTCTTCACTTTCGAAGATGAATTTGTCGTTGACTTTGATCTCGTTGATTTGTTGAACTCTGTATTTCATGATGTTGTTGTTTTTATTTAAGTAAAAGAAGATCTTTTATTTTTTTAGCGAAAGCGAGTTCTTCTTGACGCTCTTCTTCGCTGAGTGAATTGAAGTATTCGTTTCTCTCTTTGATCTCACGAATCTTGTTTTCTATTCGAGTGATTCTGTTTTGATAGCGAATGAGTTCATTCACGAAATCATACACTTCAGACTTTTCACCGATACACGCGATCTTCATTGATACGCCTTCAATCGTCATAGTCTCTCCGAGATTTCTTTCGAATTTCGAGTTCATGACTTGAGCTTTGACAAGTCTGTTGTTTTCAATTTTTACTAAAGCGATGTGCATGTCGTTGTTGTTTTTAGTTGTTGTTTTTAAGAGAGCGTCTCTCGACGCTCTCTCTGTTGATCTTACATGTCTGACCAGATTAAGTGTCTCGCTTCATCTTGAATGTACTGACGACCTTCTTCTGATTTGATGATTCGCTTTCCTTCACCTAAGTAGTGATTCAAGAACTTCACTTTGAACTCGTCTTCTTCAGTTCTTACGATTGACACTGGGATGAAACCTCTTGCGTGAATACAACATGAAACTGAAAGTTCGTTGAAGAAGAATTTGTTGTTCCATTTGCGTAGTTGATAGAAACGCTTTCCGACGAAGTCTTCTTGACCATAATTCTCGATTGTTTCAACTTTGAAGATCATCGTGTCTTCAGAAATTCTTGAAGCGATTCTCTCAACTGAATCTTTCGCATAAACTTTGAGGTTGAACTCTTTGAACTCTTCAACTGAAGAAGTCTCAAGTGTATAGTCGAAATCTTGATCTAATAGATCACCGAAGACTTTGTGAATTGATTTCATTTCAATCGCTTGTTTCATTGTGTGAACGTCTAAGATTGCTGGGTTGATTGTTGCTGTTGTCATTTTAAAATTGTTTTGTTGTTATTACTGGTGTAAATGTACGCCAATTTTTTGAACTCACAAGCATTCACAAGAAAAAAGTTTAAAAATGAGTAAAAATACTCACCGCTTTATATCGCTTTTGGGTATAAAATACTACTATTTCGGTTATCAGATTTTTAATGGTGACATACTGCACAGACATGAAGTGCCGTTAAAACCGCTTAAAACAAGGATTTGACGAAATCATCATTTGTCTCAGATATGCAGATTGTTTTGTCTGTTCGTGTGCGTGCCAAGGCACACAGACAGAAAACCAATCAAAGAGACAACTTCAAAAAGTTTTATTTTTTTCCCTATATATATAGCGGGAGAAAAAAACAATTCACAAGACTTGTGAATATCACAAGAAGCGAATGTCGCCATCTTCATATACAGAAACACCGCTCTGATCAGACTTCTCAATCGACATCTTTTCACCGATCGCCATGATCAATGCGACAACTCCATCAATCTTATCGCCAGCTTTTGATTTCGAGAACTTGATATTTTCAGCATCATCTCGCTTCGCGACAACATTCGAAACCATCCATCTCAACATCGCATTCTCACCATGATGAAGTTGTTTCTTCTTGATCATGATCTCAGCGTTCTTGATCGGAGCTGTCATCGAGATGAAACCTTGACCGAACGGATCAGTCGCGATGCCTTGATCAGAGAGTTGATTGATCAGAGCATTCGAGTTCCAGCGATCGTATGCGATTGACTGAATGTCGAACACTTCAGCACACTCAAGAATCTTGTTCTTGATTACGTCGTAGTCCGTAGAGTTTCCGTCAGTGACGATCAGCTCACCACGAGATACAAAATTGTCATACGATCCGCCAGTCTGATTTCTTCGTCTTTCAACTGCGCTCTCACTAACAAAGAAGAACGGCAACACTTTGAGACTTCCATCGTCATAAGGAAACACAAGAACCAACGCGCACACATCTTCAACTTGAGCGAGATCAAGACCTCCGAAACATGGTCGGCCTTTCAGTTGCTCGATGTCCACTTCACCAGCAGAATCCATCCACTCAGCATCAGTGATCCATCCAGTGAGTGAGCTGACCCATTGATTCAAGTGAAGCTGTCTGAATGCGATCTCAGAACTCGGAAGCAACTTCGCCTCTTTCGCCATCTTCTTGAAGTATTGCTTCGTGATGCTGATCTCATAGTTCGGATTGGCTTTTCGCCATGTCTCTTCATCTTGAATGTCGTCGTCTGGTTGCGCTTCATAGATCAACGGAAGAAAAGTATCGTCGTCAATGATCTGATCACGAACTTTCTTGCCGTATGAATAGAGTTCATAGCAGATCGAGTTTGGATCAAACATGCCGGCCGTCGTGATCGTCATCATCAGTGGCTGTCTTCTCGCGCCCATCGATGTCGCCATGACGTCCCACAGCTCTCGATTCTTCGCCGTGTGAAGCTCGTCATAAACAACCATGGAAGCGTTGGCTCCATGAAGAAGACCAGCTTCTGCCGCGACAGCTTTCAGAAAAGAGTTCGAGTCTTTCAACACGATTG